GCTGCAGATGGATTGTTCCACATACCAGTAAACTGTGCTCCAGACCAACCATTAATACCATAAATTCCTTTACCACTATTGCTTGGTCCATGAGTATATCCACCATTCCATCCAAAGCCAACTTCAGTAACCCATAAGGATTTCCAATCTTGATCTTGAAATGATCCAATTGATCTTCCAGAATCATATGCACCTCTACCATCATCAAAAGATCTGATAAATTCTCCTCTTAGTTCTGGGACACTAAATGATGCTCCACTGCCACCATAAGTATAACCAATTGCAGTAAATAAATCTGGATAGACTGATGTTGTAAGAGAAGCACCATTGCACTTTAAGTATCCAGTTGGAACTGTTGAGTTTGCAAAATAAATTACAGATCCAACTGGAATAATACCTTCTGCACGAATTGCTCCAGTAATTACTCCAGTTGCTCCATTTATTGATACTGAACCAAAATTTAAAGTACTCATTACTATTCCTCTGGTTTAGGATATTTATTTTTTACTTCATCAATACTTGATTTCCAACCATCATAACCTTGATGATATAAAGTATCTAGTTGGTCTTGAATAGAAGGATAATCAATAGCACGATCTCTTTGGTACTGATTGTACTCATATTCTACTTGAAGTCTTTCTATTTCTGCAATAATTTCTTCTTTTGTTGGAGGTGGTAGTTCATTTTCATTGTGCCAGACGAGACTCTCATAGTCATCATTGCAAAGAATATATTGTTCTCCTGGACGTAAAGAAGCAATTGCACTAGAAACTGTTATATTTTTACTATTCATTGCACTATCTCCATTGCGGTAATACTTGTAAGTCCTCTCATATCTGCTAGATTTCTATCATTAATTCTTAAAGTATAAATTGTCCCAGACCAGCTAGAGCAAGCTGTTGGTGCATAAGTAATTGATGAAGTTGTTCCAGGTGAATCTAAGTATTGATATGTAGTAGAAAAACACTTATTTTCCTCTGTTGTGGATTGACCAGTATAATTAGTAGAAATAGAATTTGAACTATTTGTATTGGTATTTCCTCCTATATTTACTCCATTTCTTGCAAATCCATAACTACTTACATACCAAATATTACTAACAACATGGGCAATTAATAATATTTTACTGTTAATGCTAGTTGGAGTTATTGTTGCAGAGCAAAATGAAATTACTTGGTTGTCTTGAGATGCTATTGTTACAGTATTTGATCCCATATCACCATAAACCACCTGGATTATACTTCCAGTACTATTCAGTATAGGTTTTCCTGCAACTGTTGTTATTGCATTAGTCTTTAAGGTACTCATGATTGTCCTCCCATAAATTTTGCTTTCTCATTTTTAGTATTTATGTAATTCAATTATGATTACATTAAACTAAAAATTAAATTATTATGGTTTAGTTGGCCAAATAACATTATAAGGAAATCCCACTTGCTGTGGAACATCCAACAATAATTGTCTATATTCAATGAAAGAATCTTTTTGTTCTTGAGTCATTGTTTGCCATCTTACAGCATTAATAGTATCCACATTTATTCTTAACCATTTATCCCTAAGATTTCTAACCTCAGTTTCTACTTCTTCTAAAGTTTTTTCGGGTTCTGCTGGTTTGTCCCATCCAGTCCCATTCCATACCCATCCAATATCCCCATCATGTTGTGTGGCAACCTCAATTCCTGGTGTAGGATTGTGATCCTCTGGACTTTCCAAAGATACTACATTAATAACTTGTTTTGTAATTGAATCTAAAAGACAAACTCTCATTTTAATAATCTCCTTAAGTAAATTCTAATATAAAAATAACACCAGCACTTCCTGCACCACCTGAAGCACCATTAGTGGTATCTATACATGCAGCACCACCTCCACCAGCACCATAAGTATCTGCAGTTACTCCAGCAACTGATTGTGATCCTTGTGCCTTTGCACCTCTACCACCTCCACCCCAAAAAGATGCTCCACCAACTCCCCCTAATCCTAATTCACCAATATCATCACCAGCACCACCAGCACCATCACCACCAGAAATATCTATATTACCTCCAGTAGAAGATCCACCAGCACCTCCAGCAGCAGAAGAACCTACTGCCGGTACTCCTCCCCCAGTTCCAAGTGCTCCTCCATTTGCTGTTAAAACTGGTCCTGCTCCAAAGAAAAATCCAGGGTCAAAAGTAGTATTACCACCTGCAGTTCCACTAGTACCATTAGTACCACTTCCACCAGCACCACCAGCACCAATAGTGTAAGTTGCTGATCCACGAGTAAATCTTCCATTAGCAAGGGAAGCACCAAGTTCAATTCCTGTATAAAGATTTATGGCAGTTGCTCCGGCACCACCACCACCTCCACCAGAACCAGCACCACCATCACCATCAGCACCTCCACCTCCTCCTCCACCACCAGTAGCAATGACTATTGCTACCTTTAAGTTTACTGCTGGAGTATAAGTTGCAGCAGAACCTGTGGTAAATACCTGAATACTATTTAAATTTACATTGTCACCAATTAATCTTCCATCAATTGTGAGGTTTCCATGAACTCTAGTTTTTTGTAATTTAGCCATATTTTCAAGTAAATTCCAATACAAAAATAACGCCAGCTAATCCTGCTCCACCTGCAGCACCTGTGGTATTATCAACACATCCAGCACCACCTCCACCAGCACCATAAGTAGCTGCAGTTACTCCAGCAACTGATTGTGATCCCCAGGCAGAACCATTGCGTCCACCACCACCCCAAAATGACCCTCCACCAACTCCTCCAATACCCATTTCTGCAACATCATCACCAGCACCATCACCACCATCACCACCACCAATGTTTATCTCACCCCCAGTAGCAGATCCACCAAGACCACCTCTAGCAGAAGCACCTACTGCTGGGGCACCTCCTCCCGAACCAAGTGCTCCACCGTTTGCTGTTAAAGCAGTTCCACCTCCAACTGGAGTGAATGTAGTATTACCACCAGCAGTTCCCGATCCACCAGCGGCTGAACCAGCAGCTCCAGCAGCACCTACAGTATAAGTTGCTGTGGCACCCATTTGTGCTCCAGTATAAAGTCTTATGGAGGTTGCTCCAGCACCACCTCCACCTCCACCAGAACCATCAGCACCATCAGCACCATCAGCACCTCCACCTCCTCCTCCACCACCAGTAGCAATGACTAGTGCTCTCTTTAAGTTTGCTGGTGCTGTATAAGTTGCAGCAGAACCTGAGGTAAATACCTGAACACTGTTGGCATTTCCACCAATTAATAATCCATCAACTGTGAGGTCTCCATAAACTCTAGAACCTCCTTTAATATTGGCCATATCAAGTATTATTATTTTATATATTTAGAAGTGGGTAATAACCAAAAAGATTGAGGATAGACCTATAAACTATTTTAATTTCTAAATCAGACAACTGACGATTATATAACAATACTCTTGAAGTATTTCCATCCAAATATTCTGGAGATGCATCTGCAAGAGATGCTCCAAAAGAAAGATCAGCACCAGAAGAAGTATTAATTGCAGTTGCTCCTGAGGCATAGGTCACATCATTACAAATCTCCCCATTAAAATATAGTTTAACATCGTTTATAGTACCATTTGCAGGAACTGATGCTGCAATCATATTTATTCTTCCATCTGTAACTATTGGTCTTACTATAGAACCAGGAGCTCCACCAGTACCTGTAGAATAAGTGGAAGTAGCAGAAGCACCACCAGCAGCTTCTAGTGTTAGAGTATATGTGGTAGAGTTTGCAACTAATGCCCATTTATTTCCTGCTGCAGTAGTATTTCCCCATCCAAAAACTCTTGTAAAATCATTTGCAAGATCAGATTGCACCCAAATAATAGAAGTTCTTGCTGCAGTTCCAGTAACTCCTTTATAAGATGCCACAGTCATATAATCATTAGTACCATCATAAATCACTGATCCTCCATTTAATGAGGATAGATAATAAGCTCCATTTACGGAAGTTGCATTTCTTCCATTTCCACTTTGATCTAATAAAGTAAGAGCATAATTGACTACAGTAGCATCAGCAACACTGGTTGAAGGATAAGACCTACCAGTACCCCAGATAATTCTTACGGCACCACCAGTACCTGCTCCACCAGTTGGGGTGGCACCTGGAGAAGTACTATCTGCTTTTCCTCCTCCACCACCACCATATTGTCCTCCAAGACCTGTAGTATAATTGCCACCAGCAGTTCCATTAGAACCCCCTCCTCCACCTGTAGGAGTTTCCGAGTTTCCAGTACCACCAGCTCCATTACCCCCAACCCCAGATCCTAAAATTCCAACTCCTCCACCAGCACCTGCTCTACCAGTTAGTGATGTCGTATTAAATCCACCACCACCACCACCTCCGCCGCCAGTTCCAGCAACTCCGTTAGAAGTACGATTACCGCCATTACCACCATTACCAGAATATCCACCAGCACCACCGCCACCAGTTGCCCCAGAGACCCCTGTTCCAGTACCACTTGACCCTCCAGATCCGCCTCCAGTTCTAGCAGTTCCATTAGAAGCACCACCAGCGGCAGTGGCTCCATTAGATCTGTGTTGTCCTCCAGCACCACCACCACCTGAAAGTAAAGTTGTTCCCGATCTTACTATAGTTGTATTACCACCAGCGGTGCCAGGGCTATCATCACCACCAGCATTACCACCAGATCCAACAACAACCGTTAATGTTTCTCCTGGAGTAACGGCAATAGTTCCATATGCCAGACCACCACCACCTCCACCATTGTTAGTTTCATTCCTTATTTGACCTCCATCACAACCACTACCACCTCCACCACCGCCGACAACAACAGCAGAAATAGAAGTTGTGCCAGCTGGAACAGTAAATGTAAAAGTTCCTGCTGTTGTATATGCTGACTGTCCTACTGGAGAGGTTTCTACTACACTAGTAGAAATTCCAGGATCTAAGTATAATTGCAATCCATCAGTTGGAAGAGCATCAAATGGATCAATTTCATTAATTGAATCAAAAACAACTACAGTAGTTCCAATTCCAACTCCAGGAAGATGTCTCATACGAGTTGAACCAGTTAGAGTATTTGCAACTCCAACATTCTCATCAAAATTATAAGCAAAAGCAGTTCCAATTGAAGAAACACTTGGGTTAGAGACAGATGGATATAAAGAACCATCATCATATACTTCACTATACGTGTATGCAAAAAATGTTCCTACTCCAGTTAATCTTGCTGCTAAAACCATAATAATTACGCAGTATAGTTAAAATCTAATGAATCAGTTGCTTCATTGAAGTCAATAGTAAACTTCTGAGTTCCAGAATCTGTTGCTCTTATAGAAATATCACCATTGACATCAAGTTTTGAACTTGGAGCAATACCAAGACCCAAACTTCCAGTTAAAGCATTAAACACAAAGTTTCTTGTACTTGCCCCTTGTGCAGTTTGGTTGCTTCCAAGTGCCCCAACCATAACAGGATAAAGTGTTGTAGTTGCAGTATCATCAGTAGCATTAATTGTAGTTGAAGGTCCTTGATTACCTTGATTTCCTTGGTTCCCTTGGTTCCCTTGGTTCCCTTGGTTCCCTTGATTTCCTTGATTACCTTGATTTCCTTGGTTTCCTTGTGCACCTTGAGGACCCTGGAATCCTTGATTTCCTTGGTTCCCTTGATTTCCTTGGTTTCCTTGGTTCCCTTGATTTCCTTGAGCTCCTTGAGGACCCTGGAATCCTTGGTTTCCTTGGTTCCCTTGATTACCTTGATTTCCTTGATTTCCTTGGTTCCCTTGATTTCCTTGATTACCTTGATTGCCTTGTGCACCTTGAGGTCCTTGGAATCCTTGATTGCCTTGATTGCCTTGATTTCCTTGATTACCTTGTGAACCTTGAGGTCCTTGGAATCCCTGGTTTCCTTGATTTCCCTGGAAACCTTGATTACCTTGATTTCCCTGGAATCCTTGGACTCCTTGAGGACCTTGGTTTCCTTGAGCTCCTTGAGGACCCTGGAATCCTTGGTTTCCTTGGTTTCCTTGTGCACCTTGAGGACCCTGGAATCCTTGAACTCCTTGAGGTCCTTGGTTTCCTTGATTTCCTTGATTTCCTTGATTTCCTTGGTTTCCTTGATTACCTTGATTTCCTTGGTTTCCTTGATTACCTTGTGTACCTTGATTCCCCTGATTTCCCTGGAATCCTTGAGCTCCTTGAGGACCCTGGAATCCTTGGTTTCCTTGGAATCCTTGATTTCCTTGGTTCCCTTGATTTCCCTGGAATCCTTGAGCACCTTGAGGACCTTGGAATCCCTGGAATCCTTGTGTTCCTCCAGAACCTCCAGAACCTGGAGAACCTTGAGCTCCTTGAGGTCCTATTACACCCTGAACACCTTGATTTCCTTGACCTTGATTGCCTTGGTTCCCTTGATTTCCTTGAGCACCTTGAGGACCTTGGAATCCCTGGAATCCTTGTGTTCCTCCAGAACCTCCAGAACCTTGAAAACCTTGAACACCTTGAGGTCCTATTACACCCTGAACACCTTGATTTCCTTGATTACCTTGATTGCCTTGGTTCCCTTGATTTCCTTGTGCACCTTGAGGTCCTTGGAATCCCTGGTTTCCTTGATTTCCCTGGAAACCTTGAGCTCCTTGAGGACCCTGTAATCCTTGGTTCCCTTGATTTCCTTGGTTTCCTTGATTACCTTGGTTCCCTTGGTTCCCTTGATTTCCCTGGAATCCTTGTGTACCTTGAGGTCCTTGGAATCCCTGATTTCCTTGGTTCCCTTGATTTCCTTGTGCACCTTGAGGACCCTGGAAACCTTGTGTACCTTGTGGTCCTTGGAATCCCTGATTACCTTGATTACCTTGATTACCTTGATTACCTTGGTTCCCTTGGTTCCCTTGATTTCCCTGGAAACCTTGTGTACCTTGAGGTCCTTGGAATCCCTGATTTCCTTGGTTCCCTTGATTTCCTTGTGCACCTTGAGGACCCTGGAATCCTTGGAATCCTTGATTTCCTTGGAATCCTTGATTACCTTGATTTCCCTGGAATCCTTGTGCACCTTGAGGACCCTGGAATCCTTGTACACCTTGAGGTCCTTGGAACCCTTGATTACCTTGATTACCTTGATTACCTTGATTGCCTTGGTTTCCTTGTGCACCTTGAGGACCCTGGAATCCTTGATTACCTTGGTTTCCTTGGTTTCCTTGGTTTCCTTGTGCTCCTTGAGGTCCTTGGAATCCTTGATTGCCTTGATTACCTTGATTGCCTTGGTTTCCTTGTGGTCCTTGAAATCCCTGGTTTCCTTGATTGCCTTGAAATCCCTGGTTTCCTTGATTGCCTTGATTCCCCTGGAATCCTTGTGCACCTTGAGGACCCTGGAAACCTTGAACACCTTGATTACCTTGATTGCCTTGGTTTCCTTGTGCACCTTGAGGACCCTGGAATCCTTGTACACCTTGAGGACCCTGGAATCCCTGTGAACCTTGAGGACCCTGGAATCCTTGAGGGCCAGCTACATCTACCCAATCTACTCCAGAACCAGTTGATGTAAGAACCTGACCCACTCCTCCAGATTGATTGTCTTTATCATAAAGAGCGCCACGAAGTCTAAGACTACCATTTACATCTAACTTTTGTGTTGCATTTGTGGTTCCTATACCAATATTACCAGAAACATAGGCACCGCCAGTAACCTCTAATGCTGTTGTATTGTCGGTGTATGATGATACACCTATTTTGAGATTTTTCTGTCTACCGCTTATATATGGTGTAATATAATCTGACATTTTAGTTAAGTGTTTCTAAGATACTTAAAATAAATTCCAAATCAGTTGAATTGCTACCAGATATTAACAAAACATCATTAGTTTCTAATACTAATTTTCCAGGCAACAAATTTGCAGCCTCATTTGCAGGAATTGGAAAATTTTTCAAAATTCTTGTGGTAACAGCAACGCCCACCGTGCTTGTTCTTTGATGTGAAAATGTAATATCTTGAGAATTTGTTCCAATATTCGTACATTGTGCTAGAAGAATTACGCCAGTATATCCAACAGGTGCCGTATAAATTCCAACTGGACTTGTGGGTACTACTTTTGTTATAGTTTTAAATACATTAAGTGCTAATGCCATTTATCTTCCTCCTAGTGCTAGAATGAACGGTGTCATAGTTGAAAATAAACTCTTAGAATAAAATGTTCCTGATATAGTTCCTGTTTGTTGATTTACCACAACACCATCGCCAATTCTAAAATTACCTGATTGATCGGTGCTTGTGTAAACAACTAGTCCACCATTACGAGGATCAGTTTCATTATCTTGAATTGGAACACCTCCCGATGCTGGGAGTGCTTTTGAGATTTCAGTTCCAGAACCAATATATTCTAAAGAATGTCCCGATGCTAATACTCTACTTTGTTTAAAAAATGGAACAGTTGTTCCAAGACCAATAGCATATGGAAGATTTTCATTTACTGTAATGGTGCAGATTCCAGATGAAACAGGAGTTGATAATTTAATTGAATAATAAGTTGGGACTATTGCAGCAACAGCTGTTGCTGTATTTATCCCACTATTAGGAGCACTAATTGTAACTGTTGGTGGTGTTGATCCATATCCTCTTCCATTTGAAATCATTTCAAATCCAATCACTGATCCATTGGAAATATTAGCAACAGCACTTGCACTAACCCCCCAAGGTGTTTCTGGTGGAGAAATAGTAACTGTTGGAGTGGATGTATAACCTGTTCCACCAGAACCAACTACAATATTACCTACTGTATAATAAAGATTTTCAAAATAAACTACCTGACCATCAAATGGTCGTGATACATTAATTTTTGCCGTACCACCAGATACGTAAGTATGGGAAAATGTAGAAACTCCAACATAAGCAGAGAAACTATTTGCGGCATTAATATCAACAACCTCAAAGACATATCCATAATTTCCAGAAGGAAAATTGGAAATAGTGCTAATTGATACAATACCATTATTCACATAATTATGAGTAATTGTAGAAGTCCCTACATTTACCACAAACTGATTAGATGCCGGTATTGATATTACATTAAAAATATGATTAGAAGCTCCATTATTATCACCCGGTGCTGGTGGAAAATATGCCGTAGATATACCACCACCAGAATTACAAGAAAATACCAAATTAGACATCGTAACACTGATACCAACACTAAAATTATGATTAGTAGATGTCGTTACGGTCAAAATACCAGTCGTATTAGTATAATTTGCAGTACTAATATTATAATTAGTAACCGTATTTGCCGAAGAACAGGTAAATTTCAATCCGACAATTGAAACACCAATTCCCACATTAAAGTTGTGATTTGAAGATGTAGTGATCGTAACAATTCCACTCACATTATCATAAAGAGCACTACTTACATTCAGTGTTGGAACATTCAGATCTAAAGTAAAAGTATCTGCATTTGCTGCTGCAGCACTAGTAATAATTCCTGTATACTTTCTTGGTCCAACTCCATCAGCAACAAGGGCATAATTACCAAAAGAAGAGTTTGAGTTTGTTAAATCACAAGCAGCACCAGAACCACAAAAAATAGCAACATCATTACATATAGTAAAAATAGAAACCAACTGAGCATATCCTTCATTCGTAATTGAGACTCCAATACCACCCTGATTGTATTGTGTATAAGAGTCTACAACCATTGACTTCAATGGTCCTATTGCATTCTTTCCATCAATCTTCATCCCAATACTATTTTGAATAAAATTAGTACAGTTTTGAACATAAGGTGATTGGTTGAAGTATCTAATTGAATTTGGGTTAAATGAAAAAATAGCCCCAGTATTTGCTGCCCCAACAAAGGACATTTCTGCTATATAATTTCCATTACCAACATAAAAAAGATCTCCAGGATTATTTGGAGTTATAGTAACTTCTCTTAAACTATCTCCTACAATACTTACTTGATCTGGTAAAGTTATTGGGTTATTTTCTATATAAGTCCCAGCACTAACTTTAATAACTGTTCCTGCTGTTGCTGCTGCAACTGCTCCTGCGATGGTTGATTTTGGTTCTGAGAGTCTTGTTCCTGGGTTTCCGTCGTTTCCGTTTTTTGTGACATATAAAACATTAGTTACTAAA